ACACCCAATCTGGTTGGAAACCAACTCCTGATATAGCGTGAGTAGTAGCACCATTACCAGTATAAAGCACTGTATTAAAATAATCTTGAACAGAACCACCTTTGTTGGGGTCTATTGTTGCAACTGGGTCAGGTAGGTTGGATGTACATATAGCTAAGAAGCCGGATGGTGGTGCGTAGAAAAAGTCACCTATGCCATTTCCGTCTGCGTTACCTTGGGCTGTTTTTTGTCCTGCAAATGAACCGTCTTGTCCGAAGTTAAAACACATTGCCCCTGACCCAACAGTTCTAGCCGCTGGAGAAAAATCAGCCCAACTTACTGTTGTAACCTCACCTGTTCCTGCCGCTGGGTCACCAGAATTTTGCCAAGTATTATTCTTACCAATCCAAATTTCACCTGTATCAGCATCAAAAGCAAATTGTGCAATATCAGAAGTTCCGTAAGAGCTATAGCTATCAGAACTACTATTTTCAAAAAATCTTCCATCACTTAAATAGCCAACAGTATTTGCAGTTTCACCTGTCCAATTATCTGGAACACTAGCACTACTATTTACTAAACCAATTGCAGTATCATTTTGTTGAGTAGATAAATTTCCTTCAAAATACCATTTCCCTGTTTCCACAAAAAACGTACTTCCTTGATGCCCTTCAACTACATTTCCAGAAACGTGCAAATTTCCTTCAGTAAGTGTATGTCCATCGTTTGATAAAGAATTCAGCGTAGCAAAGTTATTAGTAGGGCTGTCAGGAACTACATCGTGTGCGGCTAAAGCTGATACTGAAAAATGCTCATCGTTACCACCAGTGTCAGCACCTATACCACTAGAGTTTTGACTAGTACCTGTTTGTTTAAATTGTAATCTATACCCCCCATTACCAAAAGTTAAACCAGCCGTATCTTTAGGAATCCATATGTCATTTTTAGTTTCTGCAAAAGCACTTGGAGCATAACTAGTACCGTCGATAACAGTAATATCAGCTAAGTAACCACCAAAATGTAATCTATTGTTTGAGCCTTCTGTACCCCACCTAAAATCATTACCGCCATCACCAAGTAAAAAACTTACATTTTGACTTACAGTAGTAGAAGCACCAAAACTAGTAAGTTCAACTCCATTGACATACATCCTAGCTCTATTTCCTGCTGTACCATCTGTAGTATCTACTCTTAATACAACGTGATACCACGCACTCACGTCTCTGAATAAAGCTGTTGTTCTTTGTTGAAATGTATATCCTGAACTTTGGTAATCGTACCAAGACAGTCTACCACCACTATCATACTCCAAAGCACTTACATTATTTCCATCTACATAACGCCCAAATATAAATTGTCTTACAGTAGGGTTAGTATTCTTAATCCAAAACGAGTATGTAAATATCTGGCGATTATGGGTGTAGCTATCTCGCTCTAAATAATTGGAACTACCAGCATCAAACCGCAATGAGTTACTTATTGGAAAGCCATAAAAATCAGTGCTTGGATTAGACATCCACGCTGTTGAACCAAAAGGACCACTCATTATGATGCATCCGCAAAGGCTAGCTGTGGTGCGCCAAGGCATACTTTTCCTGCCGCAATTACAACGTAAGGAACAATATCTATAGAACTAGCGGCAGTACTAAGTACTATAACTGCTCCACCTGCACAAAAATATTGATTACCTACAGACAGAACTCGTGATCCTGTACCATCTTGGATAAAAGATATAAAGCCTGACTGTCCTACTTGCTCTGTGGTTGGGTTAACTAATGTAGTATTACCTGTTAACGTCAATACAAAGTTTTGATTAGCAGAATAGTCTAGGGTTACGTTACCTGTGTTACTTGTATCAGTATCTGTATTAGCAACGGCTGAACCACCAATTCCCAGATTACCTGCGACAGTTACGTTTGTTGTACCAGTAGGTATCTCAATTACATCTGCGTCTGCGTCATTTTTAATTGTTACATCATTAGTAGAGCCTTGACCTGTAAGGATTAAGCCTTCTGCGCCAGTGTAACCCATCGCGGCATTATCTCCTGCCGCTGTATCTCCGTCTGCATTTACAGTTGAAGCTGTTACAGTCCCAACTATGTCTACATTTGTAGTGCCTGTTGCAATACCTAGAACTGTAGCATCTGCGTCATTAACAAGAGTTACGTCATTAGTAGAACCTTGACCTGTTAGTATTGCGCCAAGTGCCGCTGTATAACCTAAAGCGGCATTGTCTCCTGCCGATGTATCTCCGTCTGCGTTTAATGTAGAACCTGTTATATCGCCTGTTACATCTAGATTTCCTCCAGAAGAAAGAGTCATTTTTGTAGCGGCCGCTTCAGACGCACCCGTCATAAAGTTTAAACTAGTCGCATTGCTCGAAGAGCTAAAGTCACCTTCAGAAATAGCTTGAATAGCCGCAGAAACGAGAATAGCGTCTGTGCCTGTTCCCTCGTCTGGAGCCTGAAAAGAAATCTTACCAATAACGTCATTAGCCGCAATATCTGCTTCTGTAGTTTGTAAAGTTAAATTTGCAGTACTGTTATCTCCAGTTCCTGGGTTTTTAATAAATAGACTTGGCACATTTAAATCTGTAAACGCATCAACAACTGCCGCACCACTTCCTGCACCATCAAGGTAAACTGCCTTAACATGCCCAGCAGGGATTGCTATTGTAGCCCCAGAGCCTTCTTTAATAATTACACCAAAGCCACCAGTCGTTGCATTTTCAATAAAATGCATCCTATTTATTGTATTAGGGCCAATTGTAATTGTGCAAACACTATCTAAAGTTCCTGTGTATTTGATATAAATAGCTCTTGCTGGGTCTGTACCTCCGTCTGCCACTGTGGAAGTGTGAGTGTTAGCATTAGTAGTTATTGCCTCTGTGCCGAAGCTGAGAGCCTCAGCAATTAACTCTAAGTTCGTGTTTGTTACTGTACCCCATGACCCAGACTGATCTCCTGTGGCCATCTCATTGAGTCTGAGGTCATTTACATAGGTACTTGTCATATCAATCGATCCTTATTATTGCCGCTGTCCCTGCCGCTGGAAAAACGATTTGAAATGTACCGCCTGCGACAGTGAAGTCACCACCAAAAGCTAATACGGCAATTGCTTTGTTACTATTAGATGAATTATAAATTAACGCACCATTGGCTGTAAATGACGCTGAAGTCCAACTTGGATCAGCCGAGTCAAAAAAAGCTGTTGTCCCACTTGTTCCTACAGTCCTCGATGTTAACGTAACACCGCCAGTTGCGTACCCGTTGCCATTAGCAACCTCATTAGTAGTTGAGTACGCTGTAGTTGTTGCTCCTAAACTAGCAGAGCTAGTGTAAAGAGCAATTTTTAGTGTATCTGCAACAAGATCATGCTGTTCATCTAAAATTTCAGCCTTGAAACTTGTACACATTGCTTGAGCTATAGACATTATATTCCTCCATTGTATTCAGCCGTGTAATCTCTTAGCATCTCTTGCTGGAATAACTGAACTGATTCATCGAATTGCTGTTTATATAAGGTTAACGTATTTGCGTCTTTTAGGAAAGCAGAAGTTTCATAAAGGCAAGCCGCCAATAAAAGAGCCTCTGCATGATCACCTAACCACGTTGTAGTATTGCCAGATGTTAAGCCTGCCGCTGGAGCGATAAACTCAACGCTGTAAGCAAGAATTGCATCAGGTGTTGGCGCAAGAGTTATAACAGTTCCTGCTGTACCTGCCGAACTCGTACTGTACATTATTGGCGTTGCTTGAGTTGTCGAGTTCGGCCAATAATCTCTTAGGTAGGAATCTACCCTGTGATCTAAAAAACTAACAACATTGCTAGACGTAATAGATACATTCCTAATCATTCTTGCACTTGCCACTGTGTATTGGGTTGTACCTACAACAAGATTTGCCGCTGAGGACGTAAACCTAAAACATGGCAAATTTGGCAATCTTTGGTAAATCATTTCTTCAGCTTGGCTAATAATTTGATCTACAGATGCTGTTAACTCAGAAGAATCATCCTCTGTAAAATTTTTAATATTAGATACTAATGTTGCGTAATTCATTTAATCACCCCACGGCCCTTGACCCCAAGTTGAGTTGCCCCAACCTTGTATGTTAACTGCTTCTGTTCCTGTTGCTCCTGTGCCTGCTACTCCAGATTGAGTTATAGACAATTGCATGTTTCCATCACCACTTTCACCAAATCCTCCTATTGCACCTGTGCCTGCTACTCCTGTTTCAGTAATTGTTAGCTGAATGCTAGTAATAACGTTTGTTAATGCTGGTGTATTAAGTTGACCACCCATGTTACTGTGATTTGTACAATAGTAGTAAAGAGTTGGTGCGCCTGAAGCAACTGTTATCTGTGTGTAAGCACCAGACGATCCTGGAGTTCCGTTTGTCGTTACTCCAGTTGTGTATTCTGAGCCACCACCATGAGAACCATTAGAAGTCGTTGAGAATCTTAATGGATGTCCTGAGTTGCTTGAATCAGACTGGTCAAACTTATATGTTGTTCCTTCTGTAATACTTATTGTCAGGGTTGGCCCACCAGAGTCTATGTAATATCTGTTTCCTGATCCTGGATTAGAGACTGTAATTGCAAAAGGTATAGTTCCTGATGCTGGGGTATAAGATGTGCCACCCATGTTGCTATGATTTGTGCAATAGTAATAAAGAGTTGGTGCATTTGAAGCAACTGTAATTTCAGTATATGCACCAGCAGATCCTGGAGTTCCGTATGTTGTAACTCCAGTTGTGTACTCTGAACCGCCACCATGAGAGCCATTGGAAGTTGTTGAGAATCTTAATGGATGCCCTGAATTACTTGAATTAGACTGGTCAAATCTATAAATCTGGCCTTCTTGCAGATAAAGTTGTTGTTGAAGAACAGAGTCTATGTAATATCTGTTTCCTGATCCTGGGTTAGAAACAGTTACTGAATACTGAAGGTAAGATGCAGAGGTTCCAACTGCACCTGTTGCGGCTACTCCTGTTTCAGCAACACCTAGAGCAACTGATCCTATTGCACCTGTTCCTGCCACGCCTGCCTCAGCAAGTGCTAATTCTCCTACATAAGTTCCAATTTCACCTGTGCCTGCCACGCCTACTGGAGTAGCTTTAACATTTACTTGTATTTCTGCGAATGTTCCATTGCCAACTTCACCTCGTCCATTCATCCCAATATTAGGAAGATCTCTAGGGTCAATTGTCCAGTCTTGCGTAAATCCAACAAAGAAAGTTACATTGTCAGGATCGTTATCTGGGCGAGGCTTAAATAAAGCTGTTGCGTCTATTATATTTTTTACAGGATTTAACTGTGGCTGTTTAGGATCAAACTCTTCAGGCTCAACGCGCAAATTATTCCAAGTAGTTTTAAGGTCTTTATATCTAACCTTAAACCCACTTATGTCGCTCATGGCATTTGATTTTTTACCTGATGCGTATCTCGCCATTATCCTAAGTTCAATCCTGTTGGGTAAATTCTTAAACTAACACCGTCATTATCCGCTGATTCAGCTAAGTCAAATGATTTCTGATATACACTTTCTAGCATTTGAAATTTATCAGGTGCATATTTTAAAGCCAACTTACTAGCCAATCCTGCACATATACAGTCTGACCAACGATACGGTACATCCGCATCTTGGAACGATGCCGTTATGTCTTCTATCTGATTAACTGCCCAATAACTCAGGCTGTATGTAGTTACGTCAGGGATCTGCCAAATATAAATTTGTGGTGTATATTGTTTATCCAACATATATTGATTTGGCTTTCCCGAACTGGTCTTGTTGGGAATCTGATTGTAATCCGAAATTGATATTCTGTCTATTGCTTGATCTGCCGTGTCAGTTCCTGCACTATCTCTTACAACTACATCAATAAGGTCTATTGTTCCAACTGGTAAGGTATATGGAGTAGATTGGTCTTTAACCAAAGTCAAAGTTAAATTCGTGACTGTCCAATAGTTTATACCACGATTAGACCACTCAGAAAATAACAAGTTCAAACTCCTCCTTGCGGAAGAAGCCTGATCACCTGTTCTCGTTTGAGGATCTATACCACAACGCTCGTAAGCCTCAGTTATAATTTCCTCGACATCGGGTCTATATGCTTTTGAATCTGAAGTTGCCATTAATAATCTTTAGATGCCCTAATAACAATCTGATAAGCATCGCCTGCCGCGCCTGCTCCTGTTGTTGTGAATTTAATATCGCCTGTTCCATTAGTTCCGTAAGTGCTACTGCTTGGCAGACCTCCGAAGATAGTAAAGTCTTGGTATCCGCTTTGACCTTCGTCAAGGTGAAGAACTATAATATCTGTATCTGCGTCAGCTAGAACCTCAACAGTCATAGCGTTTATTACCCACCAACATTCTAAAACACGAATGCCTGTACAAGTATCGCCATTAGCACTAGTACCTAAACCAGAGACATCTATTTTGGAAACGGCACTTTCATTACCACCATCAACATATTGATATTGAAAAGCAAAAGTAACTTCTCTAGTACTTTCACTAATTTTTGTTACAGTTGTAATATCAGCCATTATTTACTCCTTTATAAAAGTGGCAGGGGTCTCCCCCTACCTAATTAATATTACTCAAAAGGTGTGGCTAATGTAGCGTCACCAAGTAAATATGCCGCGCAGTGCCAACGAGTAGCTGACTGAGCAGTTAATTTTATCAGACCACCAGAGAGCCAACCTTGCTCTACTGCTCCCAAATCAATAGTATCATCGTTACTTTGATCTGGTATGAAAGTGTTGGTGTCACCAGCAGTTGCTGGATCAGACAATATAGCAAAACCAGAATACAAGTCGGCTGTAGCACCTGTATTAATCTGTCCTGCACCTGTGAATGTTGTGCCAACGATGAAGTTATACTGCTCGCCACTTGCGGCCGCTGTTAACTCAGGAAGAGTAACTACAATTCCTGCCGCTCTTGAAAAGATAAAAGTAGTTCCAGACTGTGCCGCTGTTACTGCGTATGTTGCAGTTGTAATAGTAACTACAGGTGCTTTAGATGTCAAAGTTCCTGTTAGAGTTGTATTACCAGTAACTGCAAGAGTTCCACCGACAGAGGCATTCTCAGAATATGTTGAATTAGTTGTTACGTTTCCGACTGAATCTTTAGTGATGTCAGAGAAACCAGAAGTGGAACGCACTGTTCCATTAAATGTTGTATTAGCCATGTAAATCTCCTTATCTTGGCAAATGTCAATCACATCATGTGATTGTTAAGGTATGAAGGAGGGCGAACCCTCCTTCAAATTATTATATTACGCTCCTTGAGAACCAAAAACGCCACGCCAGTCAGTCCAACCGAAAGAGTATCTCTCACGAACTTTATAACGAACATTTCCAGTTTCGAAGTCACCTTCCATGCCTTTTTTCATAGGCGATCTTTGGAACATCTTCAGTCCATCTGGGACATCAGTTGTCACAAACCATCCATCAGAGTCTGTCAATCGACGCATAACGTGTGAACCACCAGGTAAGTACCCGTTGTTTTTCATCGCGTTAATAGCGTTGTTTGCTGTGTCGTTTTGAAGATTGGACTGTAGGATACGATCCGCAACAAAAGTATAAGCAGTTGGAATTACCAACGTCTTACCTTGTGCCGCAATTCTAAGCCCACGATCATCTTTCATATCAGCAATATTGATAAGAATTGACTCAAGTGATGTTTCAGACAAATCAGCCGCTGTACCTAACACATTAGACTGAGTACCAATGCGAGATGGGTGTGATGCACTTAAAAGTACAATCCCGTCACCGCCTGTGTATCCTGCCGTTTGTGAAAAGTTAAGGACGTTAGCCGCTTTTAGCTCCTTAGTGGAAGCCATAGAACGGGCTAGTGCCTTAGTGTAACGTGAAGCAAGGGAGCCATATTGGCCGTCTTCTTCAGCTTCTTCCGTAATAGCGAAAGCCAAAGCAATTGTTTCATGCTGATAGCGTGCTGTCCATTGCTGTCCAGCGTCATCGTATGATATTGAGCTACCCTCATTTTTGGTAGGCGCATTTCCAAAACCTTGTAATAATACGTCTTCTTCAAAAGCCTTATTACTTGTGTTACTGGAAAAAACGTCTGTCCACTCAGGGGGATAACTATCGTACTCCAAACCGAATAATGTATTTAATCCGGGCTCCAGGAGCTTTGCAAAACTTGCTCTATTCATAGCCATTTTCTATACCCTTTCTATATACCTGCGGTCTGTTTTAGGAGATGCTCGTTTATTAGCACTTCCATGACAGCATTCGCACCAAAAGTATTTTCTGGTGCATCGTAAAGAGCCATGATCTTACAAGTAGCTGTACCTGAGGCCATAGTTCCACTAATTTCAAACCCAGAATGACCTGATATGGTCGAGCCTGCTCCTGCGACAACATCGGCATTATTACCAATGTTAGTCTGTGCAGGAGTACCTGCGGATTGAACTTTGAATACAGTGTACGGGTCGTCATAGATATAAATAATTATATCTGTGGCGGCTGTGCCTGAAGGCCAGTATTCACTGTAAACGTATGAGCCATCACTTGCGGTATAGCTTACACCATCAAAGACACCAATATTATTGACCTCTGTTGCTGTATGTGGAGTTATCAAGCCTGTACTAATGACAATACAAAGATCACCTTTAAAGATGTTCTCTGCTAGTTCACTTGCACAAGTATACTTGTTAGTCCGTGGTGCATTACCACTCATGTGGCGAGTTGGGACGAACCCAAATGCGGCATCTGCATTAGCCATATTTTCTCTCCTTTAGAGTTTAATTTTAATCATCCATAGCAGACGAGGGTCTGCCACGGCTCGATGAAGACTTCCTTTCTTGAAAGATTGGTTGTCCATTGTTCCTGCCTAGCGCGTCAAGCTCTCCTACAACTGATTCATTTTGCTCTGCATTCCTACCTTCATAGTAAGCCCTTTGGGCTTCCTTTTTCTCGATAGGCATTTCACATAGCAACATGCCTTCAACTCCAATTGATCCTGCCCACTGTCCGTGGTTAATAGTCGAAAAGAGTGAATCATCTTTTACGGTATCTGCTGGGCGTGGTGTCCATCCTTCTCGCATACGTTTGTATACGTTGTCTTGTGTTTCTTTCCCCAGAATCGAGGTGGTTATCCATCGTTGAACGTAACCAGGACGAGCCTTTGGTGCATCCAACAATGCTGGTGGTGACCATGTTGTATCGGGGCGAGATTGCTCCGACCTAACAGAATCACGGGTCTCACTTGCGCGAACATTTCTTGCTTCAGTCATAATTTAGCTCCTTTCAAGTTTTCTAATTTCTGAGGCGTAGCGTTTTAAACCATCCTCAGTTGTTATTCCAACTTCTCTAGCCGCACTGAGTTGTTGCTTAGTCAAGCGAACCCTGTTGCCCTTGTAGTTTGGAGAACCGCCTGTAGAGGGCGCGACTGGTGATCTACTTTTTGTTCTCTTCGTGTTACTTGGACTTGATCCTGAGATTAACTCAGGAAATACATTTTGTAAACGTCTATTTAATTGATCGTAATACTCATCACTGTCCTTGTTGAACCCTTCAATATCTAATTGGACATCAATGGCTCTTGCGGCCGCAGTTTCTCGCTCGTATCCCTGACCGTTAAACCAGTTATTTCTCTCCCACCACTGCATTGCTTTTTGAGGTGCAGGATCTTGTGCGGCTTGAACAGCCCGACCTACAGTTGGAGATGCAGTTTCCTGTTGCATCCTTTGATTTTTTTGCATTTCAGATACACGCATTGCCGCACGGTAGTCAGCTATTTGCTCTGAGAAATCCAACTGAGCGTCAGTGTCTCCCTCCTCGATAGCTTTCTTTAGAGCTTCCTTAGTTTGTGCGTATCTCTGGTTAAAGGCATTCTCAGAACTTTGCTGAGATCCTTTCTCAAGTCGTTCAAGTCTAGCGGCAAGTTGTGCATTCTGCTCTTGGATCTGCCTTGACTGAACTTCTGCCTCCCTACGTTGGGCGACTAACTTCTGGATTCTCTTCTGAACCTTCTCTCCATATTCAGGCCCATCCTTTTTTTCTTCTTCAACAATATCATCGACTTCCTCTTGAGGGTCGTCAGTGATTTCTATTTGAAAATCTTCAGGGTCTGCCTGTGCTTTTTTTATTTCTTCATTGATCTCTTCGATCACTCCGTCTGCTTCATTACTCATGGTTGCGTTCTCCAAGTTTTACGCTAGATATGCGGAAATTTTAGCACCTTCGGGAACGATCGATGTTAATTCATCGTCATTCAACAAAAGTAACTTAACTCCATTGACTACAATTTTCTGACCTGCGTACTTTCCATACGTCACACGATCATTAACTTGTGGACTTAACGTCTTCCAAGCCTCTCCCGTGTCACGATCTCGGTATGCTAAATCACCTACAGCTACAATTCTGCCGTGGGCTGTCAGATATTCTTCATTGTCTTTTGAGATAGGGGCTAGGAATAATCCGCCCTTTGTTTTCATGTTCACCTGATTTGGTTGAACTAGAACTTTCCAATTAAGTGGCTTTGGCAATTCGGCCTGAGTTACACTTTCTTCGCTTTCTTCGTCTTTCCAGACTGCATGTTGATGAGACATGTTTATTCATCCTCTCTGTTAAAGTTTTTTAATGTGTCGTCGATCAGGTCAGAAGATCTAAGTAACCCCTCTGCAATTCCAACGTCTTTTTGGTATGATCCAAAATCGGCTTCCCGACCTAGAACCATTTTTTCAGCTATCTCTAGCCGTTCCTTCTTCAGATTGTCTTTTATCTTCTGAAGTAGATCTGTTATCGTCATCCTTTACCTTTCCAGACATAGAAACGCCTTTGACGAATACTGTTACATCTTTACTCATTTAGTAACCTTTCTTTTTTCCGCCTTTTTTCTTTCCACCTTTTTTCATTTTAATCTCCTTTTTTTTATTATTGGTTTTACCGCCTTTCATGAGCGAACCAAACGATGCTCTGTTCATACACTTAACTCCTTTAGATT